TCACATTAAAAACCGAACTGCCAGCACCGTTTGCTACTGCTGTGCCATTAAGACTAAACAAGGCGTTATTAACCTGTATAGAACTTGATCCATCGTCAGCACTGATACTATCCAGCGCAATGTTTCCAACATTCGTGATGTTGCCATCAGACACGCTCAGACTCGTAAGCGTTCCAGCACCAGCACCGAACGTTCCAGTGGTGGTGAGGTTCTCGTTGCCAAAACTAATCGCGCCACTTGCTGATAAGATGCTTCCACTCGTAATCGTTATATCTGATGCCGCCACTACGCTCGTTGTTCCTGCAAGAGTCGTGAATGTGCCAGCGGCAGGTGTTGTGCCACCAATTACGGCATCTACTGTTCCTGCGTTAATATCTGCTGTCGTAGCAACCAAACTGCCAATAGTGCCAAGTCCAGTGATGTTCGGCTGAGATGCTGTTGCCAATGTGCCTGTGATAGAGGTATTGGCAACCAGCGTCGTGAATGTTCCAGCACCTGCACTTGCACCACCAATCGTAGCACCATCTATCGTGCCACCGTTGATGTCTATGGCAGTGAATGGCACACCTGCAACAGTTCCAAGTGCGATTACGGTTGTACCGTCTAAGATGTCTGCAATGGTTTGTGGGTTTGCATCAACCTCTGAGCCATTGATAGCATCCCCGGTATTGTCTTTTGCGGAGTTGTCAACAAGTTGTGCAGATACGGACATAGGAAACCTCTTTAGTAAGTCTTGTTAGTAAGCACCTTAGATGCTATGGTGATACCGCGCAAAGTATATGTGTTGTATGATTCAATAAGGTGTGCCATACCCAAAGCACGTTGAACAGTTTTTGGTCTTATGCGCTCACCCGAATACCCTGAACCACCCCACAGTGCAACACCCCACTGCCCGACACCCCACCCATCTGCGTCACCGACCCTTGCAAGGTTTTGTGTGTTAGAACTTTCTGGTGATGGCATAGAAGGTCTGAGCATGATCTGTCGTGATGTTACTGTGCTACTTGCAGGGGTTTCGACAGATACGTGGGAATGACCATACCGCTTCATACGGTTGGGCGCGTTGTTGACATCGTAGGCAGTTTGTGTGCGCCGTAAGAACTTGGAGCCATCCCAATTATCTGTCGATGTATCGAACATCTTATACACCTTGCCTGATGAGTCTCCGACGTATTGGTCGTATCCTGTATTTGATGTGTTGAACACCATACCTGCGGTCATGTTTTGTCTGTCTGAGCGTGTCCACCTTGCTCGCTGTCGAGATCGTGAGAAGTTGCCGATAAGCCACCGTGACGGTATCGTCCGTGACCCTGTGGGGTAGGCAGACCAATACTCCATACGGTTGATATTAAACAGCGACCATGCCGTAGACATGGCATCTATGTTTCTGAAAGATGCCAGTGGTTGCACCCAACGTGCCGTGTTGCGCGTTTCAAATCCTGCAGAGGCAGTAGATGGTGAGATGGCCTCTATGCCGTGTTCACTCCACCATACCAACAAGTTGACATCTGAACCCGTTACCTCAGCAATGGTTTGGTGCGACACACACCCCACGCTTGAGTTGACGTTGCGAACATTCACCTCTGTAAATGTTGATGTCGGTGCTATGCGATATACGCTTGAACGCTTAAAAACAAACAGGTTATTGGCAAATATTGCCGCACCTGTAATGTCTCCATCGTGACCCCTGTAAACTGTCACGCTTCCACCACCACCACCCGTTGTCCAATCTTCACAGTCGTTAGGGGCAGAATAGTATGCCGTAGACCCTGCGAACAACCACAGGCGACCTTGCCATGCTATGGGGAAATTACCCGTAGATGGTGGCGAACCACCCAACGACACAGCACCATTGGAGGTATCATATCGGATGGGCGCGTCAACACCATTTGCTAATACCAAAAGGTTTGCCGTTGTGGTAGCACCATAGAACATCTCTCCTGACCACCTAACACCTGCAGTGGTAGAATTGCCCGTTGCCCTTGCCCCTGATGAGACAGTCCAATCAGACCCGTAGTGCCATATCTTGCCATCTTCCGATGTGGCAACAGCCTTGTCGCCATTGTTGTAATCAAACAGACCTGAAACAGCACCACCCATTGCAGTGCTACCAAGGCGTGTTGCGCCAGGCATACCTGATGGGTTATTTGAGTCACCCTCATAGACGACGTTTAAAGCGTCATATAAGGCATTTTTGGGGAACTTTGGGTCTGTGGATGCGGTAACGCGATAGATGCCCTCACCGTAGTCGTAGTTGGCAATCTCGCGCCATTGAGTAGGCATGTGCTATCTCCGTGCAGATTTGGTATCGAAACCTATCTGCGAGCGTACTTCTGTGCCTCTAAAAAAACGTCTGCCAGTGTATACGCGCATGGCATTACCTGAACGATTCGTCCTATTCTCTCGCGCTTTTACCTTGTTGATATTTTCACGCTTCTTAGCCTCCCAATACATCGCCTTTTGCGAGTCGTCATCCCACATACATGCAGATGCTCTTGCGGCGGCATCAAGGGCTACATAGGCAATGTCTGGTGCATCGTTGCCAAACAGTGTGGTATCAAAAGCACTGGCATCTGTGAAGTTTTGTCGGTAAAGCACTTCCATCACATAGACAGCATCGGGATAAGGCCATAGGATGATCTGGTCATTATCTGATGAGTCGGGAGAGAATCTTGCAAAAGCTGTTGGCTTGCCCCCTGCGTTTCTGTGCCTGTCGCCACCTGAAAGCATGAGTAACTCGCCCAGGTTGTCATATTGCTCTAATGTCTTGCCCTCTCCGTATGAGATATATTTGATCTCGTCGAAGTTTGCTGTTGTGATGGCATAGGTGTCTTGAAAAATAGTATAGCCACCTGCCGTAGTAGTCGTACCTGCGTAGGCAGTCTCTATGGTGATGGTGTTGGGGTCAGATACCGAATCAACTGCAGTGATAAGGTATGAGGTGTTATCATTCGTCAGGCGTATGTACATACCTGCTGTGACAGAGCCGAAGTTTTGAGCATTAGCCCCTGCGGATGTCACACTCGTTATGGTGTCAGCACCGTTTGTTACTGCCACACTGCCAGTGGTAATTTTCGCAACAGTGGGCAAGACGGTGCGCTTGAGTGTCCACGCATACTCATCTTCTTCGTTGATCTCTACAATCGTGTTGTTTATTGTCTCTATCAGGTTTTGCTGTAAGAGGTTCGTAGAGGTGAACGCTGTAATCTTCGCCTCACCGATCTCTTTGAGTCCTGCGTTGACAATACTGCCGAGCGTCTTATTGGGCATCTTCTATCCTTAGTTTGCCATCCACTCAACAAAGATGAATACCTCATCGGCGGCGGCGGCAGACAGTGTCGTGACAACAAGGTCGCCAGTGCCACCACTACCAGAGCGTGTCAACCCACCGTCGGTAAGGTTTGTGAAGTCGAGAACAAGTGGCGATGTTACACCCAGAGGATAATAGGCCACCAGTTCATCGGCAGAGTCGTCGTCAAATTCAAGTCTTACCGATATACCAGCAGAGCCATATACGGTAAGTTTCTTGATCTTCAGTGATGTATTGTAAGTGGCAAGCGCAGAGACATCTACGACAACGCTGTCAGTGATATTTGTCGTGTCTGTCCACACGGCACTCCACGCAGTCCATCCATGCTTACCGCTTTGTTTTGTATTTGTGACAGGTGTAGGGGCCGCCATTTTTGCTCCAACGATGAAGGGTAGGGGCTATATGCCCCTACCTTGTGTAATACGGGGTGGGTCTATGCCCACCCCGTTAATGATTAATCCGCACCCGGAGAGCCAAAGAATCCACGAGGGTCTGTCCACCCTGACGACTGTGCGAACATACCAGAGATTTTGTAATCTTTGGTGTCGAAGTCGTAGATATCTTCTGTCCAGAAATCTTCACGGACAAACTTGGTAAGACCATGGTCTGCCTTGTCTGCCGCCAAGAACCAAGCATCTGTATCTGTCAAATAATCCCACACGATGACTTTCAAGCCGAGATCGTGGATGGGGTTGACAGCTTGGTCGCCAAACTGCGTAGAGGTAGCACCATACCCACCTGTGATTTGGGGGTTATTGGTAGAGCCGACCAACTTCAAAGCCGTGTACATCAAGTCCGTGGGGACGATGAGATACTTGGGACGGATAGTGATGCGCTTGCCACCACCATCGCGGAAGTTGCGGAAATCCAATGTGGCCTGTTCGAGACTCGACAAGGAGAGATCGGAGGCTGTTGACAACTCGTTGGCATACGTGGAACCATCTTCACGTATGTGTGCGGTAGAACACAACTCAACACCATCGGGACCAGTATAGCTGGAATCAAAGGCGTTGTTTAAGTGGTCTGCCAAGATGGTTTCATCTGTGGCATGAGCACTGTTAGCCAACTCGACACCGAGGTCGTCCATGACACCGTATAACTCGTCACGCAACATCTCACGGGTCACTCGGAAGCCGAGGCCGTAGTCAACGTGCGTGAAGGTGTTGGAAAAGCCTTCGTTGAGCGAGGTGTAGTTGATGGATTGTCCTTCCAACTTGGTGTCCATCAAGCCCACGCCACCCACTGTTTGTGAGTGTTCGCGGAATTGGTTGGAGTCTTTCAAGTTGAAGATGGAGTCACCAACGCTTTCGCGGTTGTCCCACTTATTAAAAATTACTTCCTGAATACCTCTCAACGTCACCAGATTGGTGTAGTTAGAGGTGAAACCTACTGCTCCTGCGGGCATAGTATAACCCTCCTAATTACACACCACCAGCGACGGCGGAAAGGTGGAGATTGGCGCGGCAAATCCACTCGGCATTTGCGGCAACGGTATTGTCTTGACGGTTGACGACATCCATAAGCTGGAAGCCACCACCCGTAGTGTTGAGGTCTGAACTGTCAAGTTCGTGACCTGACAACTTGGTGACGGAAGAACCAGCACCTGCGATGTGGTCGATAACAGCGTGAATACCTGCCACGTCACCAGTGACTGTTCCATCTTCTTGCGCCTGATACAACTGGTCGGGGTCATTGGCGATCATGACAGTGGCGGCGGTAGAACCTGCCGAATATGTCAAGTTTGCCCCGATAACATTTACAGACCCTGCCGTAGCAGGTGCGACACCACCGTCTGCTTCACCCATCATAACATCATTGATGAACGACTCAGCCGCCGAAGCATCTTTGGTGAATGGGAAAGCGGAAAGCAATGGTCCCCAAGGCTTGAAGCCATAGGGGGAATCAGCATTAGCCATCTCGTGTTACTCCTTATCCTCTACGGACGTTTAACACTCCCGTAGCAAGACCCCTCTCGGCGGCATGAGCGAGAGACTTCGCAACATCACGGCCTAAGCCTTTTTTGACTGCGGCATCATACATATTACGAGCATGACCCTCAATCTTGCGCTCCAAGTCCTCCTTGCGCGCGGCAGGTGCAGAATTGTTCATGCGAGCACGTTGTTCTGCGTACCTGTTTCTTAGGCGGTTGGGAATACGGTAAAGCATCAAGTCACCCGATTTTACGGGGTTGCCCTGATCGTCTTTAACGGCTTCCATACCGTGATGTTTGAACCTTTCCATATTGTTACCCGACACCCACCGAACACTGGCCCCATCGCGTGTGGCCTGTTTCTTGATGTCGTCGGGAATGGCAAGCGCGTCATAGCGTCCTAATGTTTCGACAATCTCCAAGCCTGCGGCATCTAAAGGCGTTTCTGCCTCGTCCTCTACGGCTGAAATTGCGTCGATATTTCGGGTCGGATATCCGATGGATATACGCGCCATGTGCTTTGCTTTGCCATGCTGTATAAGGTTGCGACGTTTCTCTGCTTCTGTGCCATCGAAGAACTCAGCGTTGCAGACAGGGCAGGTCTGCCCATCCATAGAGAGGTCTACAAACCAGTCTAACGCCTTTTTTGTATAGGCATCTTCAGAGGCATCAATCTCTGCTACTTGTTTAGCCATTTACTGCCTCCTGTCGTTTGCGGACATCTTCTACTACTGCACGTAAGTCTTTGTCGGGCTTGTTACGCAGTGAAGGAAACCTTTTAAGAATTTCAGCATCCCGTTGCAGTGCTGATGAGCCAGTGTCACCTGAAAACCCACCACCGGGTTGTAACGGTGTGCCATTCATGTTTTGTCTTTGTGTGGGCGATTGTAGCGTCCCATTTGCATACATATTTCCTAACAGCGTGTTTACCAAAATGGGTTGTTGATTTTCCCACTGAGGGTATTGCTGTATCGCCTGAGCGACTTGCTGTTGCAATGCTTGGCCTTGCTCGGCATTAAGTCGTCCCTGTGCAACCATGTTGTCGATTTGTTGCTTGGTTTGGAGGGAAGCCGTAACACCACCGACTCGCTGTTGAACAGTGTTGTTTACCTCGTTCAATAACTCGTCGCGCATACCCATTGCAATCTGTCGCGCCTTTGTCTCTGTGAGCATTTCCATAGCTTCAAAGGCTTTTTTGCCCAACTCGTCACGACCAAGAATGTCTTTGACACGCTCAATGTTTGGGTCGGGCTTTGCTTCAGGCTTTGGCACTTGCTGTTGCTGTTGTTGCTGGAAAAACTGTTGTTGCTGTTGCAATATCTGTTGGTTCTGTGCTTCCAACTGCAAGACCCGTTGTTGATATTGCTTCTTCTCGTCGTTTACTTCTTTGAACCGGTCATAAGGTATCGACCTGCTCTTGTCTCCCCCGTCTGCTGTCTGGTCTGACGCGCCAGAAGCGGTGTCAGCGTTTGGTTGAGTGTTGTCAGATGGTGAGCCTGACCGTTCATCACCGCGTTGTCTGTTCATACTGTTCTCACAAAAAAATGCCGTTAGGAGAATGTTCACAGGATGGGGTAGCATCCCATAAACCGTTCTACCCAACGGCATATATGGTTGACTGTTTAACGCCTGTCGCAAAGGCTATTTAGATTTCTTGCCCCGTTTTACGGGTGTCGTTACTTCTTGCGCTTTTTCGGCATTGACCTTTTGAATCTCTGCCTTGCGCTTTACTTCTTCGAGTTCACGCTGTATCTGTATCTCGAGCCATGCGTTTACCAATGGCATCTTCTCTGCGGCGAATCGCCCCTCTCTCACATACCTCTCCACCCCACCGGGTCCGAGTTTGTCGCAGAGAAGAAACAGTTTACGTGCTCGTCTATCGGTAACCATAAAAGTTCTCAATACATTTTAGTGCCTCGTGAACCTGTCTTGGGACTTGCTTTGGTCTTAGCCAACGTCAAGCCCCCCTTGTTGACATCCGATGCCTTTGTGGGCTTGCACTCCCCACATTTCTTTACTGAAGGTTTCTTCATGGTGTCACCCCCTCTCTGCGTCAAATTTTATCTTATTGGTTAATTTGGCAATGTCCTGTGTGGCGTTCTCTGCCATAGCAGTAGTGACCGCATCAGAGCATATAATGGTTGGTATCTTGTTTTCGTCGAACATGATGAAGATGTATGGTCTGCCCAAGTTCTGTGTCACGATGACCTGCTTACGCTGTGCGTCGCCTACTTTCATCAACATGACAATATCCTATATTGCTATGGAAAGTTGTGGTCGCCCTATGTTGCCTGTGACATATTCAATGAACTTATAAAACCGATCTGCCTCAAATACGGGAGTTGCACTGTCTATGCTGTCTGCGCCAATACGTCGGGCGTGATCAATTTTATCAAAAGTTCCACACCTGCCGTAATGAAACTTCATTCCAACGCTATGGGCGTATTTGCACCATAACTCTGCCGATTTCTTAAAGTCGTTTGTTCCACCTAAAAACAAACCTTTAAAGTATTTGCAGTAAGGTTTCACCATGTCTAAACTCATTCCGTCCTGTATTACTAAATACCAAGGCCACGCTTTTGGAAGTCGGTCTATCCACCACATGCTATATTCTAAAGACTGTTCACCCTCTGCTGGCAGATCGGGACAGGCGGCAAGGTAAGGAACGCCTACTGTATAATCTCTCCACAACCTTTTCCAAAATTCTACGTCGTGGAATTGCTTATCATTCTTCCAACAGTGATATGCCCCATTATCCCATGCCCACGGTTCCCCATCGTAAATATTTGGCCTGTCTCTGCTCCACATTCTCCCGAAGGAGTGCTTTTCAAGCACCTTTACAAAGTCCTTCTTCTGTGTCTGTCCGAGAATTATCTTCATCGTATATCCATAGTGAAGGATTGGATTCTTCCCACTCCTGTGCCTCTACTGGGGCAGTGGTAGTTCAGAACATAATATTGGTGGAGTAGTAGAGGCACAGTTTTACCTCCATGTCGTCAGGATATGCGCTTAACAGTTTTTGCAAAGTTTTCAGTGTCATACTCGTAGCCTAATGTGCCACTTAAGCCAAAGTGGAAAGCATTTAACTGTTCCTGTAAATCACCAAGGGCAGTAAGTATTTGGCGTTTAGTGGGCGAGTCAGGGTAAGCCTTCAGTAGATTTTGAATGTATTTAAACTTGCTCATCGTCGCCTACTTTCATCAACATGACGTTTTACCTCTTTGTCGATATGTGCCTCAACGCGCTGTATGCCCTCGATGATACCTGCTTGCACCTTTATCTCGTTGATGTCGTTGGCTTTTGTCTTGGCGATAAGGGCATTTATGCTGTCAGCCTCCATACGCCTTATATCTTCACGCAACTTTACAAAGGCTGGTAGGTTAGCAATTTCTTTCAAGTTCATGGTCTACCTCTGCCAACAGGTTATCTTCCGTGTCGTAAGACTTCTCGAAACCTTTTTTACCTGCGTGAAAGGCTATACCGTAGCCACCTGTGCGATGATGGGCAGGACATAAAGGTATCGTCCTGTCGTTAGGGCTTCTCTGCCCCATGCCAACACCGCTTCGTAAGTGGTGGATTTCAGGGTCGCTATGCGTTCCATAGTATTTTTTGCAAACGATGCACCCAAGTCTCACCAACTTATCGAACCGGTCACTCATAGCCTTATGGTCACATCGGTGGTGCAGGTATCTGTGGCATGGAAACCTGCTGATCTGTTGCGACCTGCTGTTGAGTATTGCCCATCATTGGGTCAAGTTGCCCGATCTGCGCCTGTGCGCGGTTCATAGGGTCTGCTTGACCATTTCGTCTGTTCATCTGCGCCTGTTGCATCATCATCTGCTGTTTTTGCTGTTTGTTTTGTTGGTGTAGCTTTAAATGTTCCATGTGTGCATCAGCATTTGGTGAACCCATCGCCTTATAAACATCGCTGTTTATATACTCCCACTCTTGTTGCATGTGCTCGTCATCGTTGTCGTTGGGGTTTACAGGTGCAGGGATGCCTGGGCCGAAGTAGTATTGATCCATCATACCGTTTTCTTCTTCTTGCGTCTTAGGAGCAGAAGAAGGTACAGAGTCCGATGAGCCGATAAACCTGTCAGCACCGTGTATGCCGTTGGCGGTAAGGTAGAAATGCTCTGCTTCCCAAATGCGTCGTGGGTCTTGGTTCATTAGTTGTGACGTGCCTTTAAGCCCCATCACGATCTCTGCTTGCTGTTGTCGTTGCGATTGCGAATATGTGCCGTAGTTTGGACCCAATGTGAAGTCGTAGTCGCCTTGCATGATGAGGTCTTGGCGCGACATCTTTGTCTCAGTAGGTACGCGCCCTTCACCCTCTAAGCGTATCGTGCGATATTCGGGGCCATATTGTAATTCGAGTTCGTAGATAAGTTCTGCGATAAAGGCAAAGGTTCTGACATCTTGGTTGATGATCTCTGCCATACGGGCTTCGCCCTCTTGCTGTGCACCTACATAGCCAGTGGCGTGACGTGCGGCGGCTCCACCGCGAGGGTTTGTGCCTAAGAAAAGGTCTGATATGCCCATAACACGCTCAATGAGCGTGAACAGCATCTGTTCTTCTTGGTAGTAGAAAGAGGTGACATTTTGGTGTGTCTGAAAGCGTATGGCGTTGACATCATCGACAGGTATGCCCTGGTTGGGCTTTAAGATCATCTCGTCAGGGTCGAAGCCCGACGATGCTTGGTATGCAAACCATGGCATATTGGTAGCAAAGCCGACATCCAAGCGCATATTGTGGATGGTGTCTAACTCTGCGGAGAGGTATTTAACGATCTCCATGATGCCCATTGAATACCATCGTGTGCCTACTGTTTGGTAGTGCCACTCAGGCAATGGGCGTTTGCCACGGAAGAAGTAGTCGGAAAGAATGAAACCGCCCAAAAACACAGCAGGTTCTGGCGATATGAAAAAAACCACTTCTTGTTCTTCTCCGTCTACTTCATAGGAGCCGAACCATGTGAGGACTTCAAATTCGGGGTTTATCTTGTTCTGTGTGCGGTTGTTGTTGTCTGTGCGCCCTTCGTTGCGGTTCTGGTTGCGGTTCATGCGGTTGTTATCAGCACGACCAGAACCACGACGGTCTTGGGAAGGCTGTTTGCCTATCCACCACGACTTATCTTCACGCGCGTCGTCATCGAACATAAAGGCGTATGGGGCAACACCACCGCGACCTTGCTGTGCCTTTTTGAACATCAGAGAAAGACGTTCCCACTGTCGCAAGATCACCCAATCAGCACCTTTGGGGTTTGATGGGCGGTTAGGTTGCAGGTTCATAGCACCCAACGGGACAACGACATCATCGAAGTCTAAGGGTGTGAGAACAGGGCCACGGTAGTATTCTTGGTCAACAACTTTTGGCTCAGGGGCTTGTGGTATCGGATTACCGTCAGAATCTTCTGCTAATGTGCCATCAGGATTTGTCTTATATGTGACAGGTATCGCATCGGGCATGTCTTGTTCAAGGCGCACCTTCATCGAATCGGTGACGTATGACATCAACCCAACAGATACGCCATGAATACAACGCAACTTGTTCAATCGGTGGTATGTCGGGCGCAAATCCATACGCTTTTGTGACATGTGCCACTCAACAAGCTGTGCCGACTGACGCGCCTTTTCAGCATCTTTGGGGTCGTCGTAATGGCAAGAAACCAATGGCACATTGTTGAAAATCGTAGAAGTCGTCCGAACAGATATGGTGTCCACAAGCCAATAAGGGCATTGGACATGCAAGTTTGCTGAACCATCCCAAGGACCATCACGCTGAGGCAAATTACCACGGAACATCTGCTCATACATTTCGTGGTCGTCATTCATACGTGTGCGAGCAGTAATACCGTCGTCATAAAGACTGGTAACCATCTCTATGATGTCTGCTTGCTCGTCAGCGTCGAAGTCTAATGGTCGTGGTAGTGCAAAATTCATAAAAACCTGTGGTTTAATAAAAACACATCGAAAATACCTTTAGTCATCCGAAATATAGATTGGAATATTTATTATGTCAAATTGGAATATTCAACGCTTTTTGGAATATTTATTCACATACTGCTTGGGAGTCATACCATATCGCTCCTTAAACTTGCGAGCATAATGATACTCACCCCAAAACTTCAACTTACGAGCAACCCAAGAATATTCCTTACCTTTACGGACATACTTAATGCTCTGCTTAAGACGCTCACGTAGAGTAATATCCACAGGGTTAAAGTTGTGCATATTCAAAGCACGACGACGCGCCCACGGAAAAGCACGTAACACATCAGCAATCGTAACGCTTCGCAGGTAATTACCACGCACCCACGACTCCAACTGTTTCATACGCTCAGGAGTATACTTAACAGGTCTGCCAGTGGGATTCTTCACCATAACACTCTTTCTCCATAATCGGTAAGGTGGCAACGAGGGCATTATTGTGAGGAAATATAGGGATATTTCGTAAGTTGTTGGAAATGCGAGAGATAAGTATAGCGAGATGTAAATGGGGGAACCTTAGATTTTCGCTCGCGGAAGAAGGCCCCCCTGCCGTGGGGGAAGGTCGAGGTGCGGAGGCGGACACTTGAGGAGTTGTTCATATGTTCACGCCTTCAAGCGTGCGATCATTAGGACTTCTAATATATTTTGTAGAAATATCCTGTCTCGCACCGTCAAAACGCGGTATTTTTTCAGGAAAACTTATAGATCAACATACTTTTTTGGCCTATTCTGCGCCCTTATTCCGCGTCATAACGAAAAAATGGTGTGATATTTGGCGTGTTTTTGCTGGCATTGTGTGGGGTTTGGCGGTCTGGAGTGCCTGGCATCGTGTGGGGTTTGGCGGTCTGGCTGGGTTATGGCTGGCGTGTCGCGTGAGGATCGCGCGTGGGTTTGTGCGTGGGTTTTCCGATGTATCGAGTGCGACATATCGGAAATGCAAGAAAGTATGCGGAGCAAGAAAAAAGCCCAAGTGTATTAAACACAAGGGCTTGTGTGGATTTTTAGCCGTGGCTAAATTATCTTTTCAGCCAATGCTAATATTTTCGAATTCTGCTTTTTGCTTTTTCTGTGTATTTGGTGACGGTCTTATGGTGTGCATTGTGTGGCCTATCTTTCGATCTGGTCTTGTAGATATTTAATATGCTCGTATGCCTTGTAGACTGTTGTGTTTTCGTGTCTTGCTTCGTGTTCTGTCTTCTGGGCAATCGCTTTTAATTCCTCGCGCGTGGTGGTTTTTGTAATGGTGTGATTTCCTATTGTCCACCCTAAAATAAAACCGTCATGGTCTTCCTGGCTTTCTGTTGTATTTTCCAGCCAGTTTTCAGCGTACCAAACACCGCCGCTATTAGTGTCTGACGTTTCGGTGATCGCGTGTATTTTTTCTTGGATTTCTGCACCTTCGGCTTGTGCGTCGTGGTCGATATATCGCCCACTGTGGTTGCTCCCGTCCCACTCTACGGTCATTAGGCTGTATAATTTATCTAGCAGTGGGTGTAACTCATCAATAATCGTGTTTATTTCTGTTGCTGTCATATTCGGGTTAACTATCCACTGTAATTCCCTGCCGTGCCAAACATCCGCGTCTATTCCTCCCCCTGTATTATAATCTGTATGTGCATAAATTTTTCCTGTGTCTAATCTCAGCGCAATATGTGCCTTTTGTGGCGTGTTCTGCCCTTCATATTGGTGAAATAATGGGTGTAATGGTGCATCGTCGCCTGTTTCAAGATAATGTACTGTGGTGTTCATTGTGTTGCCTCCTGTTTTGGGTTACCTCGAATATAATAAAACACTTTCGCAGGTTTCGCTAAATTTTTGGTGGGTTGCGTGCGCGTGTGTGCATTGTGTGGCCTCTTATGGTATAAAGATAATGTGGTCCAGTTCTCCGGTTGGGTTGTTCCTTCGGTATATTTTCCCGTCTGTGTAGGCTTTTAGCGATTTATTGCCCTGTGTGTTCATTGTAAATTGTGGGGTTCTGTTTATCTTGTGATCTATATCTAAGCATCCAAGACAAAACCATGCATCCTCTGCGGTCATTGGTTCTTTGGTTCTGTATGTCATTGTTTATCCTCTTTGGTGTTTGGTGTGTGTGGTTTATCTGCCTGGCGCGTTGTTGGTGGTGCTCGTGGCATTTGTGCACTTCTCCTTATACGGGGCAAATAGTAGCTATTGGCGTGATGCCATAAAAATATGTTTCAAGATCTTCCTCTGATGCCACAAAAAACGCGTATTGTTTTGGGTCGTCGGTTGCTGTGGGGTCATAAACAACATAATGGTCTTTGCGTGTCTCGAATGCTTTTGCCTGTGCTATTGTGTATGCTTTGCTTCTGGTCATTGTCTTATTTCCTTATACTATACTCCATATTTCGCGCATTTGGCGGTCATATAGTGTGATGTTTCCGTGGTCGTTTATCTGGACAAATGCGTCCGGCATATCTGGTCCATCAATATTTACAATGGTCCCGTCTTGTATTTCCTGCTCTATGCTTTCAATGCTGGGCCAAAACCCATAGTCTGATCCGTCACCTTGATGCGCTCCAAAATAGCAATATGGCAGGGCGTGTTCGTTCAGTGCGTCGAATAGTCCGACAATGTCCCACTGTGCGTCTTCGGATTCATAATAACCTTCATCACCATAGGTTGTGCTGTTTTGGTTTTGCTCTATGTCTTTAATTAGCTTGGTGTGTGTTCCGTCGTCTATGCGTTTGAGTTCTTCCAGTAATACTGGGATCAAATCCTCATTCCTCATTGTTCCGCGTGATATTGAACCAATTTCTGCTTTCATTGCCTTACCTCCTTAAACTTATCAATCAAATACTGGACAAGTGCCTCACTGCTCCTAAACCTTAACCAGTGTAAAAATTCGCGATCTTGTACACTATTACCCACGTTCAACAGGGTCTTGAGTGTTTTTTGATTTCTGTGTTTATTCGTCACCATCCCCTCCGTACGCGCTTTCAATCTTCTCTCCGCAGTCATCACAATAAAGGCTCTCATCTTCCCAGTTTGCATCATAGGCCACAATTTCAAATCCGTACCCTTCTTTGTTGGCGCACTCTGGACACAAAACACAATGGTTATCGTCCATGTAATAAATGGGGTACAATCCCGGCCAGGCTGTATGTGGTAGCTTGCCGTCTTTGGTCCTTATTTCGTCTATGTTCATCGGTTTAGCCTCCTATATAATTAAAATCTTGCCAGTATAACCCAATGCCTTGGTGATTGCTTCCAATGCCCCACTAATTGCCGTATCTCCTGCCCCGCTAATACTTCTGTCAAGTTCAATGCCTGCAGAGCGTAAAGCATCGCCCAATGCCGCGCTTTCTTTGTGATAACCATAGCCACCGGCTGAGCCATTACCAGCACAATGCAAGCCCTTATGCCGACTGTGACACCATATAGAGCAAAAAACCACGGATGCACTATTTGAGCGTCCCATATACCAACGCACGGTGATAGGGTTAAACAATTCACCCTTATACAATGCGACAACGTTTTTTTCGCTGACCGTTTCTTTGTTGTGTCCGTGGTTCCTGCCGTTTTCTTGTGGGTTTTTTATCGTGGCTTTCATTGGTTTAACCTCCTGTAAATGTGTGTGACGTATTTTCGGCGCATCGAGCGACGTTTGCGCCATTTGCGGATTATTGTTATAATATTCAAGCTGGCTTCCTCCTGGTTGGGGTTGCTGGTTGTTTTGGGCCGGTTCACTATTGCGAGTAGTGGACCGGCCTTTTTTTGTTAAAAATCACAACTTGAATATATGCCCTTTTCCTCAAAAGTCAACAGTTTTTGGTGTTTTTATTTTGCCCTAAGTCGTTGCCCTACAATACATTAGAACGGTTACTTGAACGATTGTTCATATGATTACATTTTGAAATGTGGACACAAAAAAGCCCCCACGACACTAATGGCCTGGGGGGTGATTCTCGCTAACGAAACTCGCTAACGAAACTACCCATACCACCTGTCGTGTGTATTACCGAAGTCCACATCCCATACGCCACGTCTAAATATCTGCCTACCAAATATCGCCAACAGCACCAACGCTATCGGATTTCCAATGCAGTTCCATATCGCCACCGCATAAAATGCCCTGCGTCTGCGCCTGTGCCATAGGTCGTCTGGTGTGCCAGGGTGGATTGTCTTGTCTCCCCACGATGCGTCACCCCATCCCCAAGTGTATAGGAACCACGCTGATATGATGCCACCGATGGTGCTGTATATCCCCCACGCGATTGCTATTGTTGTTAGGGTCATTGGGTTATCTTTCGCCTGTATTTTCGGTGTGATATATAATAGGGGTCTGGTGCTTGGTCGCCTACATTGTCAAGCGTTGTGATTTGCCATCGCGGTTCATCATTCCACCCATTAGACATTTCCACTTCATCACCCTCTTGGATAATATCACCTTTTTCTAAATACAGGTAATCACCTCGTATCTTAGCCATCACTCCCACCTTTCTGTGCCTCGTCCAGATTGTCAATCGCGTCTTGAGCCATATTCTGCCAGATATTGCACATTTCAGGGTCTGAACCTGCATATTTTCGCAACACCTCCACACAATCGCGCATTGCGTAATAAATTTTCTGCGCATCTGCACAAGACTTCTCGTAACCGTGTTCCTCTGTGTAATGCCCACCGTCACCGTGAATGACTGCAAGGATGTCGCGCATTGCGTCACGCTCTGCCTCAGCTTTAGCTAATGCCTTGCTGAGATTGTTCCAGTCTCTGCCACTCGCGCGTTCCCGTTTTAACTGTGCCAACTCTGCCTGTGCGTCACATCGCAATTCCTCTGCTCTGTCTCGTGCGTTGCGCTCTACATTAAAATCTTTCTGCAACTTTTCTGCCTCTGCCTCTGCGCTTATTCTTGCTGTGCGCTCCGATTTAAAATGTCGCGCCCAATCATTGGACGATTTTTTGTATTCATCACGCTCGCCCACCAACTTCTCGATGTGTGGGCGCACATCCAAATCTATAAATCTTTTCACGCTATAAGTAACCTCAGGGATAAACCTTGCAGTAGATGCTTCACGCAACTCCCCCATTATCGCGTCAACACTCACAGATTCCACCTCTGCGCCTCCTGTCGATACCATAGGCGGAGTCGAATCGCGCCCATCAGATACATCCTTACTACTTTGTGGTTCATCCTGTGCCTCCTGTGTATCGCCCTTTAATGGCCCTCGCAATCTCAACTTGCTCCACGCCTCATCAAACTCACGCTCTCGTCGTTCCTGCTCAGACACTATGCCCTGAGTGTGGATGTGGCTCACCTCCTCCGTATCACCCGTGTCGATACGGGCATTAATAAGTAGGTCTTGTAATTTTGTGCATCGCTCACCATTGGTGGTAGTCTCTACCAATATCCCAAGCACATCACATAGCCCGTTGTGGGCTTGTTCGAGTGCCTCAATACGCCTTTTTAATTTCATATCCACACCAAGAGCGTTGTACGCCCCTGAAGAACTATTTCCTATTGGCATTGTTTTCTCCTGTTTGTTTTAATTTTCTCCACCCAAAACGATTCCACGATTCTATCGCATCCACCACATCACACAGCGCGTTGTGGGCTTTGTCGAGTTTCTTGAGCGTATCGTGATACAGATTGATCTGGAATGATTGTAACGCACTCACGCAACCCTCCAACTCATCAATGCGCTCAACCAGCAATTCGTTGCACTGGTCGAGATTGTATATGCGATGTTCAAGTTCTTCATTCATTCGCGTGTTCGCACCCACGTTTACATCTACTTGCTTCTCAAGTCTCTCTATGCGCCCACTTCGCAACTCAGACAATCGCGCCAACCCATCAACTTGTAATTGCAATGCATCAATGCGCTGTTCAAGTTCTTCATTCGTTGCCATCTTTAAACCCTCTCGTTAATATGCAAATAAATAACTATTATTGTCAACAATAAAGTTGTAAATGGTATATTTTTATTTAAAGTTGCCCCATTTGTCGGCAACAATAATCTTCATATCTCGTTGCATCTGCAATGCTTCGTTGTAGCTGTCGTCACCAAGAAATGTTCTTAACTCATTCGGGTGAACCATCCTTACCAACTCTCTGTCGTGGACACCATGCCCTGTCAGTAAGCCTTTGCCTCCCTCTTTAACATTGATGCTCCAAAGGTCAAAGTTGGTGGTATATCTCAGCAACGTATCACCCAACTTTACCATTGCCTCTACCTTTACTGTTGGTACACCAAAGCCTGATGTTCTTATTGGTGGTTCAAGTATGCGTATTATCTGCGGTGGGATTTTCATACCGCTACTGTCTGTGCCGATAACGTGGTAATATTCGTCTACCATAATGTCGCTCAGTCGTGACACTGTGACTTTTTTATCTGGCATTGTTCCCCCTATACGTTTAAAATTTGCCTTTTAAGCATATTTTCTTGTGCGCGTTTCCTTACTACTATTGGTTCTAATTTTTGCATGATAAGTCTGCCCCTTTCGCTCAATCCCCCTTTGCGCTCTAATTTCGTAAACTCTCCAAAGCAAGCAACGATTAGGGTGATTGCGTCTGTTCCCACAGGGTCGTTGTTTAATTCTTCCTCCGTCACACCACGGTTAATCTTTGCCCTCTCGACCGCTTCTTCTGTACTTAATCTTGACCTCTCAGCTTTTAGGTTGGATGCCTGAGATTTTAACACCTCCATGACGTTTTTTAATCGCTCCCTCTCCTCAATGTTTTTTTCATAAATAGGCCCATTTTTCTTTCCTGTTTTTATGATACGGTTTATCTCTGCTTGCTTGCTCCCTGTTTCACATATTTGTTTCCCAAGTTTCTTGCTTGTCTCCAAATTACTATCTAACACCTTGCGTATACGTAACAATTCCTCCGTCATTGTCTACCCCCTACGGTATTGCCAACATGTGATTTCTGCGTCCTTCACGATCTCCAATAACACACAACTCGTCAAACAGTTCCATATCAATGAACGCCTCTTGTCCTGTCGTCCACCGATTCTCCCACAGGCGCAGATATTCCGATGGGCGTGTCTCTGCTCGTGCCGCCGCAAGAAACTCTGGTGTGTGCCAGGGCATACGTGCCACGTGGTCCCAATATGCAAACGTGCTACCATCCACATAACACGGCAAATCTTCCAAGCCTTTCGCCTTGATACCCATATATTCTTCTGTCTCAGTGTCAGGCTTAAGGCATCTCTCATAGATTCCGTACAGAAGGTTAGATATTCCATAATATCCTGCATACGTCACAACTAAGCGCGTTGAGTGTGGTATGGTAGGGATTGGTTGCATTTCTTCCCAAAAATTCTCATCCTCTACCGTTTTATATCCCCATATTTCATCAAACACCACCAAGCTGTTCTGTGCTCCTGCCTCACCTGCGGAGTCAACTGCAAGTGCTTTTATGGTTGCGTAGGGCAGTCGATTTTTTTGGTGGCGGTCTGTCTTTGGGTCTGCTAACTCAATAATATCGTAATTGTGTCTCAGCACCTCATTGTCGTATCGTTGTTTGTTTTTCATCTTCAACCAATCCAGCGACTTATAAATTCTATCAAACATTCGGCCTGATGATTGGTCTTTGTCATTAGCACAAGAATAAATTTCCCCCCCAAAGTGTCGCGCCCAAGCGTAGGCAATACCTGCGGCGATTTCTGTCTTGCCCGACTTTTTGGGCATTGACAATATTACAGTCCTGTATGGCATGCGCCCATCTTTGCGCGGAGTGAATACGTGATTAAGTATGCGCGTCTGAAAATCCTCCAACTTCATGGGTTTGCCCGTTTCTGGTAGCACATAATCATTCGCCAATATGTGGGCAATCTTGTTTTGATATTTTCTTGGTGGCATCCTTAATCCTCCTCCTCGTGCATATTTATTTGTTCGTAATCGCCATAATCTTCGATGACTTTATCGACGTGATACCCACTATTCATCTCTAAGACACCCCTATTGTTAAACATGTAATCGTGTGACCAAGGGCCAAACATTTCATGACCCTCGTGTTCTTCAAGGACTTGTCTTAAATTCTGGTTGCCACGCCGTTTTTTTAAATCGTCTGGTTTGGCATCATACTCTGCAAGCGTAGAAGCATAAATCCACCCCGAATAAGAATTGTAACCCAAGTAATAATTTTTCTTACACGTTTTGCAGGTCATATTACTGTCGCGTCCCATATCATTCTTAGCCTTTTGTTTTATTGTTCATACACTCTAACATCAAGTCTATAACGTCTGTCAGTGCTACCGCTATGTCTTTGATGGCAACTTCGTTCCGACAATGCCGTAGCGTATCATTACCAAGCCCAATCCTGTCTATGTCTTGCATCACCAGATCGCATCGGGTTCTTGTTCTTTCCAGTCTACTTATTACTTCAGAGTGTTCCATATCAATACCCCGTTATCTTATTGGTTGATCGTTCTTCCCGAAACTCATCTCTCGGCTTTGGAGGTTTAGACCTTTCCATCTCTGCCATTACCAACCATATCGCCTGTGTAACCTCTGGCATAGACTCCTGAGTGATCTCCTGACGCGCCACCTTGTTCTTGAAATTGCTCGGCAGATACAGTCTTGGTACGGGTTTGTCGTCACTGCCCACAATTTCCTCGCCCGTATCAGGGTTTCGTGCGTTGGTTGCCAATATGTTCTCTATGCCCCTGTGTGCTGACTCAGCGTGGGGGATTGCCATTGTCCTTACCGATGCTGTCATGCTCTTGTCTCTGAATGTTGCCCATCGCGCCTTGCACTCTGCCCTGTGCATGTCCTTCTGGTATCGCGTAAGACCTTCTAAGCGTTGCAATGCTTGAGACAAGTGTATAGGCTGGTCGGGTGCGATCACCTGCGACACGTAATACCTGTCCTTCAGGGCGATGATCTTGTCAAACAACTCGTTAGCTGTTGCGCTCTCTGCCTCGTCGATAATGACATACACCCTCTCATCGGGCATATCGCTACGACTGTAATACACCCTCTCTGCCAACACACATGCGTAGCCATGCCCCGTCTTTCTGTTTTGCATTGCCGCGTCGGGATATGTAGCCCCTACCCATACGCGCCTTGCCTCTAAGTCGTAAATCAGTGGGTTGCCATCATCGTCGTGACCCAACATTGGCGAGTGGTATCGAAGTATCAGCCCCCCGTCAAATCGTTCCGTCGCTAAATGTATCAAAACAACTCCTTCCCAAAAAATGTCAATGGTCTGCTGTCACAGCTTACAAGCAACTCTTTAGCCTTTTTGCCGTGTTTTTTTCGCATCTTGTTCAATGCTACCTCTTTGATCTGCCTGATGCGCTCTCTCGTAAGGCATAGACGTTTACCTATGGCATCTAAACGCTCACCCATATAGAAGTAGCTGTATATCACCTCTGCCTCACGAGCAGACAACAACTCCAACATCTGCGATATACTTTCACTCATATCGTCATACACATCGTCGTTACAGGGTATTTCTTCTGCATAGTCCGTGTCATACTCCGCACTGCCCCTAACAGGTGGTGAGTGGCCTGTCACAGCACAGTTGTATTGGTGGTCATCCCACCCCAAATCAATAGCACATTCGTACAAGTCCATACCCGTTGACTTGGAATGGGCGATGAGCACTTGGTAGTCTTTGATGCGATTGACAGGCTTATGCACAACAAGGTCTTGTTCCATACACCGCATTATGCACCGATCTATCCACCAGCGGGCGAATGAGATAAACTTCAGGTTACGTGACTTGTCAAATCTTCTTGACGCAATAACAAGACCTTCCATACCTGCACCTACTAAGTCTTGCATTTCGACGCTTCTCGCCTTTTGCTTGTGTGCCTCCCAATACATCTTTGCCCTTGTGAGAGCAAAGGGTATGCTTGCCTCTACCAACTGGTTTTCTGTCATATCCTTCTCATCTGCCAATGTTGGTGGCACGTAGTCTTTAATTCTTATCATTGCCTGCCCCTAATAAACGGTTATCACTCTCTGGTCTGCATCGACCAACAATGTCATATCTCCCGACTTGTAAACCTCCAGACCTGTTGGCTTCGTGTCGTAATGCTCTGCCGTTCTTGTGATGCCCACAAGTTGGTCTATGGCGTGTCGTCTGCTGGCACCATTAAACCTTTTGATGTATTGGTCTACTGCGTGTTTGGTGATATACCATCGTCCTGTCATGGCAATGCCAGTATTGAGCGTGAGTGGATGCCTTCTGAATAACTCGGATGGTGGTGGTGTTGCAACGACTCGGCACATGCGTATATCGCCATAGCTTCAGCAATCACTACGTCGATGTGCTTTGTCTGTTTGTTCTTCTTAATACTGAACCCTCGCTCACCGGCTCTTGCCACTGCCCATGAGTAGTGGTTGCGTCGTATATTATCCGTGTATTGGATATACTTTTTTGACCTCATGTGCTCATGCAACACGTTACTAAATGCCACATTTTCTGATGATTGGTTGATCTTTCGTAACAAATGCTCATACCCCTCGTTGACAAGTCGTTGCGACTCACTGATAAATTGGTAGGGGTCAAATGCCAAGCATCCGATACGTTGGTTTTTTAATAGGTGGGTCAATGTGGGCAGTACCTGATTGGGTATGTTTACGGGTGGTTCCCAAATACGATGCCCCCACAATACCATACGATCTTCTTCTTGGTACACACCTGCCAATGCCGCCGTGTCTCGCTCTGTGGCGATGTCCAAGCCCAGGTAAATTACAGGGTCACTCATAGCGCACATGTGTTTTGGTTAAATGTGGGGTTGATTGTTGATACGATTAGCATTTCTTCAAGTTTGGCTTGGTGTGTTGGATATGCGTGTGCTTCATCAAATGCTATCCGGCCCTCTAATGTGTGTTGTCTTACTCGCTGTTCTGGATTAACACTCTGCCCTACATACACAATCTCTCCTTGGTTCGACAAAAAGTATAAATACCCCATTGTCATATCATCCTCTACGCGAATTTTAAACATTTCTTTCGATAGCTGTTTTTCCAAATCTTTAATATTCATTCTACCCCCCATACGCTGACGATTGTTCTCGGATTTTCTTTGTCTTGAAACTTTCTTGCCTCCATAAGCACGACTTGAGAATCATCTTTATACACAACCTTGTTGATCGCATCGCCCACAACTTTTACGAGATTGTCTAAGTCGGGTGTTGCCGTTGCTCTTCTCTCTACGTGGAATGTCATCGTCACGCACACTGGACACTCAAAAGGCTTTTGTTTGGCTTGTAGCATTGTTATGTGTGCGATCTGCTTTATACGATCTTCTGCTTTTTTCGTGGCATCAGGGGTGTATGTGGTAGATTTGTTGCCCCTGCGAACTGTGCGTGGTCTTTGCTTGGGTTGTGGTTTGCCCGGTATCGTAAATGTTATCAAGTGGTTTCTCCCGTATCATCCTGTGTGCTGTTTCGTAATCGGTGTCCCATTCCTTCGCTAAAATCCTCACAAAAGGCACTGTCAACCCACGATCTACCAACTTTTCATAATTGCGTGGACCCTTACGTCTGAGCCGATAGTTGGGTTGCTGTGTCAGGTGGTGCACATATGGCGCAATCTTCATTTAAACCTCCTATTCACATACACGATGTCTGGTATTTCTCTGTCGCTGAACAATGCCACCTTGTAGTGCGTGTTAGCGAAATATGCCATTGCTTTCTCAGCGTTTGTTGGTTCGTCCTCGCTCGTTCCCACTTCTTCCATCTCTCGTAGCAACACTGCCCCTGACTGTGGTGTCTGTCTCCCGTATATCTTCACCATTAGGCCACCCCTTCTGTGGATGCAATGCCCCTATCGCTGTTGTCGGGTTCTTCGGGTTTACTATCACTGTTAGCCTCCAATATGTTTTCGATCTGTCCCCATACCCCTGCGCCCATCAGACTTCTGATACAAAACTGACGACGCTCTGCGTCACCTGCTGTCAATGCGTTGTGTATGACGATGCACCTGCGCCTACGTGTCTCCTGTGCATCCATACACATATTTTCTTCACCGTGTGACTTGTTCCACCCTGCTAAACTTTTGTCTGCTCTCGACCAATCCAGCTTGTCGTATAAGTCGCCTATTGTCATAGTTGCACTCCTATTCAGAATTGGTATATCGTGCAATGGTCATCTTGGTAGTATGGTTCAATCATAGTTGCCTACCTTGTTTGAATGACTCTATCATTCGTTCACGCTCTCTCTCGTAATACTGCTTCATACGCCACTCCAATCGTTGCACATCTTCAGGCGTTAAATGCGGTGGTTTAGATTTAAGCATCATCCGACACCTTCCCGACTTCCACCAATGAATCCCGTTTTCCTCACCGTCATACTCTATCTTTGTACCCCTGTTACCGTCTGCATTTGCCCACCAATGCGCCTCTGAGCGTATGTCTGGTGGTGTGTCGCTGGCAGTAAGCGCAAGGGCAGTCTTTCCAATCATTCTGGCAATGTCATAAGCCATTCCTCGTAACCCTCCACAGTCATCCTACGCCATCCAAAATTATCACTCAGTCCATACACCATCACCGTGTCGATGTCGAAGTTTGGGAACACGTAATACGCCTTGCATCCCATACTCTGCGCTTGCTTGCGATACATCTTGCCAGCAAACGTATAACTGCTCTTAGCCACCTTTTCCCAATAGCTGGGCGTTTCATATCGGGGCCACGTTTTCAGGTCTATAAGAGCAACAGGTGTGTCTCCACGAAACTCTACTTGGTCGATGTCGATGACGTATTGGTTAGGATGTCGGACAAGACCTTTGCGCCACTGCGTATATTCTGCTTCTAATAAGTTGCTACGCAATGAGTTTATTATCTGGACATTGTTTGGCATCTTTGTGTCTCCTGACAGAGTACGTACCTCGCACAGCTTTTCAAATCTTTGATATAAATGTGGTATTGTTTATATCGGTCTGGTCAAACGGCAATGATTGAAGTTGAGATTTAAGATTGTGTAACGCATCCAAAAGGCTACCCAAGTGTCGCGTGTCCACATAGACACCGTTCTTTGTCCGGTGATACTTGCCATCATCACCTTGCAAAAACAACCGCAAATCCAAACATTCATTGCCATACTGCTTTACCATTGACACCCTAACCTGCGCTCTACCTTTTTCCTGTGCTATCCACATATTTCCCTCCAAGACGGATTTATCCAAACCCTCCAAAAACAGAGTACGTACCTCGTTGGGAGGAGACAACCC